AAGCCATGAAGTGCCTGCAGGTCAAGGGCGCGTAACCACTCGGAGAGGTTCCTGTGATGGAACCTCTTCACTTCTTTTGAAGGGAGTTGAATCAAATGAGTAATACGGCTCGTAACTATCATGCCCATGGCGGCAGCGAATGGGTTATCGGCGGCAAGCTGACATTCCTTCCTGGAGCGACTGTGGAGGGCGCGGATACGCTTTTTGGCGGACTGCCTGAAGCGGAGCTGATCGAGCATACCCCGGCCTATGTTCCCGATAGCGAGGCTACTACGGTAGCTGCGCTGCGTGAGGACTTCAATGGTCTGTTGGCGGTGCTGCGCGAGGCAGGAATTCTGGCTTCCGCACCGGCAGATGACGAGCAGCCTGCTGAAGAATGACGGCGGTGATATGCTGTGATTCTGACGGTCGATGAAGTTAAAACCCATCTGCGCATCCAGCATGATGAAGAAGATGAATACCTTGAAAGCCTGATCGCACAGGCTCAGGGTGCAGCCGAGGATTATTGCAGGACAGAGTTTCAGAGCGCAGCACCGGAACCGGTTCGTCTGGCGGTTCTCCTGATGGTTTCCCACTACTATGAAAACCGCGATAACCCTGACCGACAGGTGTATCTCGCTATGCGCACGGCTTTTGAGAATCTGCTGTATCCGCACCGTGATCCAGAGAAGATGTTCTGAGGAGGCGAATTGAGTGAGAGGTTATAAAAACTTTGAATCCAGTCCGCATCCCGGAGATCTGAAGCACCTGGTGGAGATCGGTTATACGGAGAATACAATCAATGCAAACGGATATCCCGAGCCCAAGGACGTTGTTGTGTGCAAAGTCTGGGCAGCCGCCATCGACGCAGGTAACCAGCATTACCGCGCAGCAGACGCCGTCAACACCGAGGCTGTAGTCAACTTCACCATCCGTTACCGAACTGATGTGAAGCCCGGCATGTGGGTACGTTTCCGCAATATGAAGTGGAACATTTCTACGCTGGGTGAATACGGCTTCGCCAGAAACTATCTGGGTCTGAAAGCCTCCATTGCGGAGGGCGTCAGCGGATGAAACAGGTTCAGGATGCGCTCAGTACGCTGGGCATTCCCGTTATGGCCGGCATCTGGCGGGCGACATCGCCTGCACAGAATCCGCCTACACAGTATGTGGTGTATTCCACGACTACTACGGAAGGATCGCATCACGATGATCATGTTACCTCCTTCCGCACCTATGTATATCTCAACCTGTGGAGCGATATCGACCCGACAGAAACGGCGAATCGTATTCGCAGCATGATGTACGCAGCGGGCTTTTCTATGATCGAAGAGTCAGACAAAGGCTACAACCAGCCGGCATATGATTCGGCAACACGCCAATACACGGTACAATGGACATGGTGTCTGCGAGAGGATGTGAACTAACATGCCTCTGAAAGTGGACGGGCTGGATAACCTGATGACCGATATTGCGCGGATGGCATCCTCCATGGACGCCGAAGGTGCGGGCGCTCCGACTGCCAGACGTATTCTGACCGAGGCGGCACAGCCCATTCATCAACAGATGAAAGCAAATGCCAGCAAGGACCCGCAGCCCAGATCGGGCGATCTTCGCAAGGCGCTGAACATCGGCAAGGTGAAACGCAGCAAAAAGCGTGGTCAGCACATCACCATCGGTGTGCATCGCAAGGATTGGGACAATGAGGACTACTATCCCGCCTATGTTGAGTATGGCCACGGTGGTCCGGCTCCTGCTCCGGCACATCCGTATATTCGTCCGGCTTTCGACACCCGGCAGGATGAAGCCTTTGAGATCATCCGTGACGGACTGCGCGACGCGCTGGACAATAACCCTACAGAATAACACAAAGCACAGGCTCGTTACGGGTCTGTGCTATTTCTATGCAATTCAAGGAGGATATCAAACATGGCTGCAACTGCTTCTCCGACCGTATCTTCCACGGTCGGTCTTAAAAACGTGGTTATCGCCCCTCTTACCGAGGACACCGAAGCCACGCTGACCTACGGTGAACTTCAGCTCATGGCGGGCGCCATCGAGGCGTCCGTAACCCCGGAAAACGCCGACCCCGATGTTCAGTATGCGGATGACGTTGAGTTCGATGTACTGTACCCTGATCCGGAGCTGGCGTTCAAAACCAAGATGGCCGACATCCCTCTGGTGATCCAGGAGATGATTTTCGGCAACCGCATCGACGATAACGGCGTTCTGATCCGTTCCGCTACGGACAAGCCTCCGTATTTTGCGGTCGGCTTCATGAGCGAAAAGTCCAATCACAAGTACCGCTATGTGTGGCTGTACAAGGTGCGCGCCAAGCCTGTGACCGAGTCCTACGCGACCAAGGAAGGCGGTACCATCACTCGCCAGACCGGCGAAATCGAGTGGACTGCGATCAAGCGCACTCACGACGGTCAGTACCAGGCAGTTGCCGATGAGGATGAGAACGGCTTCACTGCTGCGAAGGGCGCAACCTTCCTGCAGAGCGTGTACGAACCTGTTTTCGCCAACTCCGGCACCTGATAACCTCGCCGCCGTATGGAACAGTCTGTACGGCGGCTTCAATCTTGATCTGTGGAGGATGCAATCATGATTACCTGTAATCTGAACGGTAAGAAATATCATGTCGACTTTATCAGCGGGCGCGCTCTGCGAGAGATGGAGCCTGCTGCCAAAATGTATGGAAAGATCGTTGCTCTTTCCAATGCAGCCGTCAAGGGTGAAGAAGTTCCCGAAGACAGCAAATTCACCATTCCGGAAGCAATGGATGTGATGATCAAATGGTTCTGCATCCTCTTCCAGAATCAGTTTACCCCCGACGATGTGCTGGACGGTTATCCTGTAGATCGTCTGATGCACGACATTGCGCTGGCACTCATGGCTGTGCAGACGCAGACCACATCCATTCTTGATGAGTTCCCTACGAAGGCAGCGCAGACGGAGACGGCGACGACGAAAACGGAAGCCGTGAGCGAGGAGATCCCGCTGTTCTGACGCTGCATGATTTCATATATTCCACCTACAACTCTCTGTTGGAAGGCGGATGGCGCATGGCTGAGATAGACGGCATGGATATGCTTGGCTTTCTCCGCATCCGCGCCTGGAAAGCCGGACAGGAAAAGAAAAAGAAAGAACCCCGACGAGCGTATATCGACGAGGTTTGGGGCAACTTGAAGCCCACATGATGATATAAATACACTTCTTGTGCTTATTTAGGCAGGTGAAACCCAATGAGCGAAACGCTCCGCGACCTTGTGGTGTCGCTGTCCCTGCAGTCGGACAACTTCACCCGCAACATCAAATCCGTAAACAAGCAGATCCAGGAAGCGGAGTCGTACTTCCGATTGGCATCTGCCGGTGTAGAAAACTTCGAAAACACGGCTTCCGGGCTTGCAACGCATCTGAGTACGCTGGAAAGAAAGCTGACGCTGCAGAAAACGGCGGTTACACAGTATCAGGGCGCCTTGGATGCGGCAAATACGAAACTGCAGGAATGCTATGACCGTCAGGTTCAGTATGCCCAGCGTCTGGAGGATGCAAAGAAAGCGCAACTGGCGCTGAAAGATCAGGTCAGGCAGGCGGCTCAACAGGTAAAACACTTCTCCAACACGCTGGGTGAATCCGACTCCGCGACCATCGCAGCACGCGCAAATCTGGACGCACTCAAGGTTGAGTACAGAAATTCCGTCAAGGAAGTCAAAAAGGTCGCCGGTCAGAATACGGCACTAAGGAAATCCACGCAGAATGCTGCGGATGCCGTAACGACTGCGACGGTTCAGCTCAATCAGGCAAACGCTGCCGTAAAGGTAACGCAGTCGGAGATCGACAAGTGCAACCGATCTCTGGACCTCGCAAAAACCAGCTGGAATACGGCTGGCGAGGCAATCGAAAAAAGCAAAACGGCTCTTGTGACCATCGGTAAACAGATGCAGATGGCACAGAGCCGTTTTAAGTTGGCTTCTGCAGGAGTCAAGGACTTCGATAAGAGTGCGGAAGGGTTGACAGCGAAGCTCACGCTGCTTCGGGAGAAACTTGTTCTGCAGGAAAAGAGTGTCACTGAATACGAAAAGGCGCTTGCAGCTGCGAAGGAGCAGCTGAAGGCGGCCCAGGACGCTCATGATCCTGACAAGATCCGCGAGGCTTCGGATGCTGTTATTGACGCCGAAGCTGCGCTCATCAATGCACAGGCGGCGGTCAAAGGCACCCGCGCTGAAATTGAGGACTGCAATAAGGCGCTGAAAACGGCGCAGTCTGCATGGACGCAGGCCGGAAAGAGCCTGGAATCCTTCGGAAAGAAATGTGATACAGTCAGCAAGGCCATGACCACGGCGGGCAGAACGCTCACCACCGTCATGACCACGCCGATTCTCGCACTCGGTACGGCAGCGGTCAAGGCTTCCGTCAGCTATGAATCCGCCTTTGCATCCGTCAGAAAGACAGTCAATGCAACCGAAGAAGAGTTTGAGAGGCTTTCCGGGCAGATCAAGACGATGTCCACCGAGGTGGCAACCTCCTCGGACGATATTGCCGAAGTCGTCGCCATTGCGGGTCAGCTGGGTATTGCCAATGATTATCTGATGAATTTCAGCCGCACGATGATCGACTTGGGCAACAGCACGGATATTGTTGCCTCGGAAGCGGCAAGCACCCTTGCCAAGTTTGCCAACATCATGAACATGGATCAGAGCAAATTCGGCAACCTGGGCGCTGCGCTGGTCGATCTGGGAAACAAGTATGCGACGACCGAGTCGGCGATCATGAACATGGCCATGCGTCTGGCCGGTGCAGGTCATCAGGTCGGTCTTTCCGAAGCGCAAATCCTGGGCTTTGCGGCGGCTCTTTCCTCCCTTGGCATCGAAGCTGAAATGGGCGGTTCCGCATTCTCCAAGGCGCTGGTCAAGATGGAGGTCGCTGCCGCTACGGGAGGCGAAGCTCTGGATGATTTCGCCAGAGTTTCTGGCATGACCGCTGAGCAGTTCAAGGCTATGTGGGATACCGATCCTGCAGGCGCTTTCCAGGCGTTCATCGAAGGTCTTGCCCGGATGGACGAGGAAGGCATGAGCGCCATTGCCACCTTGAATGAGATCGGTATCGTGGAAGTGCGACTGCGCGATACCTTACTCCGTGCGACTAACGCGAACGAATTGTTCACCAAAACCCAGCAGACCGCCAACGAAGCATGGGAAGAGAATACCGCGCTCGTTACGGAAGCCGGAAAACGTTACGCTACGACGGAGAGCAAACTGACCAATCTAAAGAACAAGACTGTCCTGTTCGGTCAGCAGATCGGCGACGATCTGAATCCCACCATTCATAACCTGATCGACGGCGCAGATGATCTGTTGGATCGGTTCATGGAACTGGATGAGGCTGAACGCATGCAGATCATCCGTTTTGCCGCAATTGCCGTCTCTGCCGGTCCTGCTCTGCTGGCATTCGGCAAAATCACCAAGGGCGTCGGTACGATAGCCACGGCAGTCGGAAAATTCTCTACCGCTGTCGGTGTGGCAGGCGGCGGATGGAAAGGATTTATTTCTGTTTTGGGCAAGTCTCCTGCAATCTGGATGGCTGTTGCCGCTGCTGTGATTGCCGGAACGATCGCCCTTGCAGATTATGTGTCGGGAGCCAAGAAAGCCCGCGAAGCTCTGAAGGGCATGCAGGAAACAGCTGAAAGCTGGAAAGACACCGCAGCGGATACTTTCTATGGCAGAAGCGAGGGTCTTGGCTTCTTCGGTATGTCTGAAGCTGATTTTGAACGCAATGAGCAAACCGCCCGCGAATGGCTGGATGGCCTCATTAAAGTATGGACAGACGGCCTGAAAGAATCGGATGAAATCGTCAGCGAATGGACTTCTTCCTTTAAGGCACTGACAGCTTCTACCCGTGAAGAACTGGCAGAGATGAAGGCTGCAGCGGATGAAGCTGGATATACCGGTGTGTCCGATCAGCTGGCAGCGGACGTTGCAACGCTGGACGCGATGGACGCGGAAATTGAGCGTCTGCTGAAAAAACGGCAAAACGGATATTTTACCGAGCAGGATCAGATCCGCCTGCAGGAACTGATCGACACACGCGAGGCTATTGAGA